CCATCCTGCTGAGGCTGAACGGTGATCATTACAGGATTCTTTACCTGAATGCAATCGCCTTTTGATACTTCCTCACCGAAAACGGTGCGGCCTGCGTTATCAATAAATGTGGTATATTTCTTATCTGTCATACGTATAATTATACAGGTGTTCCTATCTAATCAACTAAGTAAATCAAATAAATCTGTCTGAACTGCAGCTCCGGGTCGTTGAATAGACCAACTCACATTATCATAAAAGCGCTCAATAGCAGAGTAGATAATCTTCTCAAACATTAATTCATAATCTATCTTGAGCTTTTCCTTAAATTCGCTAGGTAGGTAGTATTTATATGCCACATTACCTATGTTATATGGATTAGGTTTCTGCACGTAAAAAAATCTAACCTTATCCCCACTACCAATCTCTTCATATTCCTTATCAATATTAAACTTCTTGAGAAGTATGTTGTGATAATACGCAGCTTTAACATGACTAGGCATACCTTTGCATGTAGTAAAGCCATTGCATTGAGTCGAATACTTCTCGTAATTCTTAATACCCGACACAAAAGCAATATCCTCAATAGGTAGGCTCTTGAAGATCCTATAAGCTTCATTCAGTACACTATTAGTCTTATTAATATCGCGAGTACTCAGCATCGTCTCAATAATATTCTTAACATAAGGTTTAATAGCTGCCGGCATAGTACTACGAACGACCTCTACACCGGTATACTTGTATTTATCCATGGCAATTCCCTCGTCATCTAGTACATGCATAACGTAACGTTTCTTCTGCAGAAACACGCCTACATCAGCGAGCATTTCACGTTTAAAAACAAACCTACAGTCCATAGAGTTGAGGGAACGCGTTCCCCATATCTTAATTTTATCATTCAAGAAATCTTCAATCTTTTGAACCTCTTTATGTAACTCGTCAGTTATCTTACCATCCGGTCCTACAAAATCAATATCAGTATTATCAATAATATGCTTAAGGGATATATATGACGAATCTGTATCGTTGTATATAACACTATCATTAAGCTTCTTCTCGTCATCTATACCTACGCGTTTAGTTATATACTGCTTGAGTAACTCGTTAGAGGTCTTAATTACTGCCTGTCCGGTCAGGGTAATTGACGCGGCAATATCATCATCGCCGAACGGGGCATGCTTATTGCCGAAGTATCCATATATCGAGTTAATAAAGATCTTGATACAGAGCTGCTTCGAGTCTAATTGATCAATACGTACCTTTAGAGCAGGTGTCGGGTTAGCAGCATACTCATGCTTTAGTTTAGTAAGTATCTTTTTAACCTCAACGCGCTTGTTATAATACTCATCGAGAATCTCAGGCATTACACCTTTACGCTTCTGTGTAAACAGTACATTAGCCCGACTTATACCGATCTCTTCGTCTTTGACAAACTTACCAAAGCTCTCGATAGGCATTGTAAATGTTTTACCGTTGACGTGCCTAATCGTAACCTCCTCGTCAGTCTTATCTTCAATTTTACCTACCTTTGTCTCCGGAGACATATTAAGAGAGATCATTACGTTCGGATATAGTGAGTTAGCATCAAACGAAATAATATCTTTCTGAAATCCCTTTAACGGTTCGCCTACATATGCGCCTGGATTCTTGCCAGTATCCTCATTGCGAATGAACGTAGGTATACATTGCTGACGTCGTCTACCTCTAATAGCAGTAGCACCGTTAATGACGGACAATGACCCCATAGCTGCTTCAAACGAAGTTAGGCCGGAATAAGCTAACATACGAATTAAATCAATATACTTCAGTTTAACATCTAAATTCTTAAGAAGTCTAACGTCTTGAATGTTGTAGTCAACAAACGTCTGCCAATCCTCATCAGATAGAGTAGCAAGATTCATATTACCATACTCAACCTTTTTCTCACCGAGCTCTAATTCACCGATAGCATCGAGCTTATAACTCTCACGGAGACCCATAGAGAACTTTTTATACACATCAAGATAGTCAAGTAGTGATATACCTTCTATAGACCATTTCACCTGGTCTCTCCCAAAGGCTCCCTTAATGATCCTACTAGTTACATTACCTGTAGGGGACATACGAGCAACCCATTCATCCCCAAGGATACGGCGGCATCTGTTAATAATATAAGGTATATCGAAGAACTCAGAGTTCCAACCAGACAGTATATCAGGAAAATCCTGCTCTAGATGTTGAATATACCTCTTAAAGAGGTCCCTCTCATCATCACATTTTATATAAGTTACGTCACTTTGATGATTTTTGTAGTCATATAGCCCGAACGTCGTGAAGTGATCTGCTATAGTATCGTATACAGTTATAACAGTTACTTTATGATTACCAGTTTGAATATCTGGGAAGTCGTCGGGGGAGTAAGTCTCAATATCAATAAACATCGTCTTAATAGGATGCTTATTGAAGTCCTCTTCTTCGTTCTCCTCCCAGTAACGATCTACAAGATATTGTTGATGTGATTGTAAGTTTTCAAATACTCTCTTAATACCAGTATCTTTAATAAACTTATACCGGCCATACTGATTCTGAAACTTCTTCTTAATTAGCTTAGTACCAAAAATAGACTCGTACTTACCGTTACCTTCAACAAATAGATACGGTTCATGAGACACCTCATAAGATATACGCTTACCATCTTCATCCCACGTAAAGAGCTTAATTGAACTCTCCTTACCATTATATACTATATTTCGATAACTCACATCATAATTATAATGTAGTTCCGCTTAGTATCAACCTACTTATTGTATCTAGCTAGATTAACTCTCTTAGGATCACCGACGTTATACTGGTAAAGTTCCGTATAACAGTCGACATTAATATCGCTCTCTAGCCAGCGTGTATCAGCATATACTGAAGCTTTTTTGCATAAAGACTTGTAACGCTGTCTGTCGCCTAAAGTCCTCTCGATCTGAGCAATCATCTCATCTCCTGTTTTAAACCTAATGGGTGCATTCTCGTATGTACACATATCCTGGCATGCAATAGGTAAGCCAAGTGCACATGCTTCTATATATTTTAAATCTGACTTTGAACGGTTAAATACGTTATCTTGTAAAGGTGCAACAACCATATTAATGTTCAAATCACGTAATTTGTCGCCGTATTCAAAAAGTCTCACCCATGGGTGAAATTCGATCTTACCGGACATAACTAATGGTTTAAGTGACAGCGGAAAAGCTCCTAAAAATACCCATTGATATTTATCAACTGTTTTAGCAATAACATTATTTACATGCTCAAAATCATCCTTCTGGCCTACATTATTATCAACATCAAAATGAGCACCGGAACCAGCATATAAGATTCTTGGCTTCTTTTTATTATCTTCAAAACTTTTCATCGTGCGACTCAGGTCGCTTCTATTACCTAACCAAAACTTAGGCATAAAATTAGGTATAACAGTTACATTTTCATTACCCGTTTTCTCTTTATAGTAGTCGCGCATGAATGGGCATGTAACAGTAATTTCGTCGCACATGGCCATAATCTCCTGAGCACTCTTTCTAATTTGAGGATCAGTAAATGCCCCCTTAAACTTATTATAATCAGGTATATCCTCCGCGAAGCAGATGTCATCAATTTCATATATAAGCCTAAAATTTTGTTTGTCTGCAATATTGCGCACAAATTTAATAAACTCTAATTGCTGTGGCGTTGCTTGTCTCTGTATACGCACACCCTTCACTCCTACATACTGTCTCGTATCTCCATTCATTACTGTTGTACCATGCACTACAGCTTTATTATGAGCATTCATAACCTGTTCAGGCCATATCATTCTCCAGTGACCACAGCCGGAGTAATCAGCGTAGTAGTTCATAAAACGTGGCAGACCGAGCTCTTGAGGCTTTGGCGTTGCTGGTTGTTGAACGTTACGCACTTGATTAGCTAGTCCCATAGGGAGAGCGCCTCGCATAGGTGAAGTCTGGAAGGGAGATTGGCTGAGCATATATACTATTAATTATAGGGATTTTTTATTTAATCCACAAATTCTACGCGTTTAGTAATACCGTTACTCTTCTCTAAAAATACAATATCACCGGTAGCAGCTTTAATACTTTCCTTACGGTGACTAATTACAAATATACACTCTTTTTGCGTCTCTACCCGATCATTTAAGATCTCTAAAACTAGATCAACACCTTTTTCATCGAAACTACTATCAAATAGCTCATCATAAAAACTAAGGTTATAATGAACATCTCCTTGAGCTTTTCGCATATCCATAAATGAGAAGAGGCATGCGAGGTCAATAGCTTTTCTTTCAGCTCCAGAGAAGTTATTATAAAGACATACCTTACCTTTTTCATTAATAATCTCCTCTTCAAAATACTCATTAAAGACGCAAATACTATTACTATCTAGTTTCTTGAGATAGTGCGTAAGTTTAGAGTTAAAGTTGCGTAAAATTTTCTTAACGATAAAGCTCTTTACTCCTTCTTCTGAGACGACAAACTTTGCAACATCTAAGAAGTCTAATCTATTTTTAAGACTGTTAATATCAGCCTTAATAGTATCAACCTTATCTTGATACTCATTAACTACACTATCGAAAGTATTAGTTTCATTCTTTACTCCTTCTAACTCACTCTCAATTTCGGTTATACATTTTTGTATATAATTAACAGAGTCACTAACTTGACTGATACTATATTTCTCTCTCTCAATGTTAGTAATTTTATCGGCTAGAGTTTGAATTGCATTATTAATTTTCTCTTCAAGAGTCTTTTTACCATTTAATTCACTAGTAAGTTCATCTAGTTTTATTTTCTGATCGTTTATACCAGCCTTTATATGACGCTTCTTTTCATTGATAGCTTCTATATCATGATCAGCAATCGGTCGGAGACAAACTGGGCAATCGGCTTCTGATGTACCTATCTGTTTATAATCTTCAGCTGCAGTTCTTAGCGTCAGCTTACACTCAATTAAATCATGATTAATTGCATCTATTTCATCTCGTACTGCATTCTTCTTCTGACTTACTTCCTCTTTCTTTTTTTCAAAAGGAGTAGCATCTAAATTATTAATACTGTCCAGTCGCTCATTAGCTGCTTTAAGATCAGCTGAGTGTCGGTCGCGGG